AATCTCATAGTCTCTGTATACAGGGCTCATCGGTTCATTTTAATTTCTATGTTTTCTTTAATGCTATTCATATCAGATGCAGAAGCATTGAGTCCTACAACACCAGTATCATCCACATGCATTACCGTAGCAGAATCAGAATGATCTAGGATCTTTTGTTTGATCTCTAGTTGCTTCTTCTCTTTCTGGATACGTCTTAAAAATGCATAGTATATAATCTGAGTAAAGTAGGCAAAAGGATTGGATGACTTCTCAGGATCGAAATTATCTATGTACTGCAAGCAGTTCTCTATACCATCGCCTATCATGTCCTCTCGGAAAGGATAGTTAACGAAGTTTGGTTTATAAGATAGATGAGTAGCGATCTTCTTAAAGCAATCACCTATGTAATTAGGAACTCGTGGCTTAGTTTTTTCATGCTCTTTCGCATAAATAACCCTCTCTCTATAGACGGTCATTGCCTCTAGGAGTTCTTTGTTATTCACATAGTATTCTGTTTTTGCTCTTTTAGCCATTATATATCGTCATCCTTTTATGAGTATAGCACAGAACTACCATTAATGCAATCGTTAACGAATTGTTAAGATTCGTAAAAATACTTGACGCACCCCCCACGAATCGGTTACAGTTAACCCTGTGGAGGGTTAAAGGATGTTCTAGCTTGTTTTAAATATTTTCTCCAGAGATTCTCTAGCATTTTCCACTGATCCAACGTAACCAGGTATTATTTTATTTGGATCAGTCAAGTTCTTTCCTTCTCTCATTTGTTTACTCAAGTGTTTTGATCTCTTTTCATTAGAAACACACTTAAGATAAAACTCTTGAATCTTAGGATCACATTGAGTCATAGTAATAATTTGTCTTTTAGGTATAAAGAATACATCATCAAAGGTTGAATGAATCCATTCAGTCAAAGTAAATCCTTCAACTTTAACATTCTTTGCTTGTTGTTTTTTAATATGTTCTACTTGCATAGCATTATGCACTAGAAGTACATCATCTTCTTCACAGTAAGATGTTTTTGCTATGATTTCTTCACCAGATACTAGTTTAATTGTTGCAAAGAATTCGTCTTCCATATTATCTTAGGTTTACTTTGTGAACTTCATATTTAAAGTTTTCACTTTGATAGATGTTTACTCTTTCATTCAAATGTTTAAGTGTAAAATTTCTACCATTAATATCATCACCTATATCGTATAGTGTTGCTATTGTTTTCCCTTCTCCCTTCCTAAGTACTCTACCAATGGATTGTAAATTTCTAACACGTGATTTACTGGGAGATGCGAAGATGATATTATGAAGCCGCTTAATATTAATCCCAGTACTAAAAGTACCATATGACGCAATGATAATTGCATTGTCTTCCTCCTCAGTAAGTTGTCTCACCTCCTCTCTGTCTTGTACGTCAGTACCACCGTGTACGAAAAATACTTTACGATCAGAATCTACAGAATTATTTATTAATTCAAACAACGGTTCACCATGCTTTTCGATATAATTAAATAAGACAAGGGTGTTCCCTTCTATATCTTTGACCAGATTCTTGATGAGGTTATTTCTACCTTTATGACTGACCAGATAATCTATCTCGTCTTGATATGCTGAAAAATACTGGGGGTTGTGTTTACAGAGTAGCACCTTGATCCTAAGATTGGAAAGATAACCCTTCTTTATTAGAGCATCAGTCTTGGTTACCTGCTCGCACGTACCAAACAATCCTTCTAATACCCACTTGTGGGTTGGGATACCATCCAAAGTACCAGTGAATCCAAACCGATACTTTGCGTTATGTAACTTAGTCATGATCCCAGTAAGGGATTTTGCCTTAAATAGATGTGCCTCATCTCCTATAACACAGTCAAAATCATCAAAGTACCTCTTAGGAAACCTGTATATTGACTGCCAAGTAGAGATGATAATATCTTTCTTAGTATTCTTGTCCTTACCACTATAAATCTTATGAACATGATCCTCGGCATTCCAACCATATTCACTAAAGTCGTTGACCATTTGCTCGACCAGACTAGTAGTAGGCACGATGATGAGCGTTTTCTTGCTGGTAGCAGCGTAGTATCTGACTATGGAATAGATCATAAGAGATTTTCCAGAACCAGTAGGAGATAGAAATAGTTTTCTATTACTCTTTAAAGCATCGTAAACTGCCTTGTATTGATAAGGTCTAGGTTTTATCTTACAGATCTTATCCATGAAGACTTTAACACCTGGTGGTGTTACAAAATCATTCTCTTCACGTACCATCCCATAGTGTTCATTGTCTGCATGAGACACAGTGTATCGATGTTCAGCAGCCCAGTTATCTAATTGATCTAATAATCCATTATACAACTCTCCTGTAGCAGGTGAATAGAGATGTATAGTTCCGTCCCAGTATTTGTATCTGGGATTTCTTTTTAAAAATTTTGCTTCAGGTACTTCAAAAGTAAAGTAGTCTGCTAGTTCTCTATGAATGTGATCTTCACTATGCACCTTCATATAGACTTCATTCTTTTTTTGAATAACTATATGAGTCATTAGTCAGTACCATTAATAAATTTTTCCCATTCAATTGCTGACTTAACTTGAAAACCTCTGTTAGAGATTTGTTTCATAACATGATCAAGGAAATAAAGCATTTGATCTAGGTACTTGACCTTTGCTTCTAAATTAATAATCTCATCATCTGCCTCAAGATAAGTTTTCATTTTATCTTGAGTTTTTATATGAGTACCAAATGGTTTCTCAGCATATGTTTTAGCATCTGCTTCACCACCATAGTATTCTTTTTTCTCCTTGACTAATCTACGAACTTCAAACTCTAAAGAGGTTTTGATTTGGGTACAGTCAATGTAATGGTTTAAATATTTATTATGACAAAAAGGAATCTCCAACGCTAGTTTACCTAGGTCGGTTGTATAACTTTTATCTTTAAACTGAAAATCGACAAGACTATCCTTGTCCCATTCAGATCTTAATTTTTCAAAACGATTACGAAGAGATTCAAAGTTCATTCAGATTCTTATCAGTTATAGTATAGGTCTGATATTTAAAAGTAACATCAGCAGTCAAGTATTCCTGGTCAGTTAATGAAGCATCAAACTGAACACCAGAAAGTGATATAGGAAATATACCAGAAAAATTAACAGAGAAATTAGTATTGAAGTTTGATGTGTTAACAATCAACTGTGCATTACTATACTCTGGAGTGTCGGGAACCTTATCACTTGCATCAGCATTACCATTAGCACGTATCCATTTGTGAATTGATAGGTAATTGACTAGTGATTCATCAATAATAAATCGAACATTCAAATTCCCAAAGGTAACTCCACCACCAGGTATAATAGGTAGATTACGAAACCTTGTAGGAACTTCTGTTACAGGCATTTCGATGTCTGGTATATTTGCTGCCTGACAAAAGAAATCTACCCCTCTAAAGAGTTCCAATTCGAGATTGAATCCAAGAGGAGATAGATAATTTCTATTCGTTAATTGTTCAGTATACCATGTTGAAGGCATATCAGCTTCCCAAGCTATACTTTATTTAGTATACCACCAATAGGGTCCTTCACCAGGACCACCTGTGTAATCATCATCGTCATCTTCAGCATCCCATGTAACATGGATGTTTGGTGGTTTCTTTTTCTTCCAACTATTAACCGCAATAACTGAAGCAATGGTAGCAGCAGATACTATAGGTGAAGCGAAGAGTAGTATCTTCTGTAACATCAGTAATGGTATTCGTCTAGTATGTCCAATGCACTATTTAGAGCCTGTTGTGCTGCCCACCTTTCTGTGGGTGTCCACTTAGGCCAAGACATTTTATTATCTATATCTCTTTTAAGTTTCAACAGTCTTGATGTCATATCAACTTTGGATAATCTACCGTTCATGTTCAGGACGCTGGTTTAGGTTCATGAGCTTTCATATTAGCAAATGCATTGTTGTAGTATTGAGTGGACGTATCGTTAGCTTTCTCTAACTGATAAACGATAGATGACCAAATCAGGTACTGCATGAAACTCTTCTTCATAACAATTATAACATGTATTTCAGTATGTATGCAATAAAAAAGACCCCCGAAGGGGTCTTTATCTGAGTATCGTAACCTTGAATTACATGAGGTTAGTAACTTGTACACGTCTGTAGTACATGTTAGCATTAGCGGTGAGGGTCTCTCCATCAGGAGTAC